TCATCAGCAATACGCTCATCGATGAAGTCGAATACCTTATCTATTTCTTCGGCATCCATCTCAGCGTCATCACTTGGGAACCTTACGATGCTCATCATGCTAACTTCCTTTTCTACATCATAGCACAGGATTGCATAAAAAAAATCCCCCAGCCTAAGCCGAGGGAAGTTATGAGGCCCAACCACGACAGGGAGGTAACGTGGCAGGGGAGCAGGCGCATCTCTGCGTAAGATGATGCTACTCCTTATGCAATTCATATGCAAGCGCCAGATAGCCTATGGCGTCTGCAATGCTGTCCTTGTGATAATCACCCTTCGCCAATCGGCCAAGCTTCAGGTCAGCCATCATAATGCAAACCTCATAGGATGATACATAGTTGCCCATGTGCTGCGTCCATCGCTCTGCAATGTTGGCGAAGTTTTCTGATGGCGTTCCATAGTCAGCTTGCCGTTGGCCGTGAATGAGGTTGCTTGCCTCGCGCAGTATTTCGTTTCGTCTTGTTGGTTGATCCATTTGATTACATCCAAACTTATGGTCAACAGACGCTAACAACTTAAACTGCTTCTTGCAAATCATTGACCGCAAGATTAGCTGCCATCTGCTTTATAACGCCTAAGTCTAAGTTCGCGTCAACAATAGCCAACTCATATCTGCGGCAGAAAGATAACAACGCAGATGATGCTTCATTTCTAAACTCAGCCATCATCTCATCACTATCTGGATCAAACGAAACATAACCTCCACCCTGCCTCCTGTTCGATACCGGCGATATGTGCAAAGGCTTCTCCACGACCTTTATATCATAGACTGATGTGTCTATATTTTTGACCTCATAAGTTACACGCAAGCCGCTTATAATCGACCTAATGCGGCTATCATAATATTGATTGGCCGCATTATGCTCATCCTTGTCAAACACAAAACCATAGAACGGATGTTCCGGTTGCTCCCTTATCCACTCACGCAAATCAGAAACTTGAACACTGTTTTGCCCAGTTGAGTTAAGATATTCGTCAATAAGCTCTTGACGCATTTTTTTCGTAAACTTCATCACTCTCTCCTTTATATCCAGTGACCGCCCTGCCTAACCAAGACTTTCCGCTTCTTTCCACACCTAGACCGCCTCGCCTGACCTGAACCCGCCCGACCACACCTGACCCCGACACACCTCGACCGCCTCGCCCATCCGCGCCTCACCGCGCCTCGCCACACCTAGACCGAATTTCCTTGCTTTGCCTCTCCATGCCCGAACACAACACACCTTAACCGCCTTGCCAGACCCCGCCAATCCCTGCCCTAACTGGCCGTTCCATTCCATGACCGCCTTGACTGACCACACCCGACCCGACCAAACCGAACCGAACCACGACCGCCTAACCGCACCGCGCCACGCCGTGCCTCGCCGCGCCCAACCTGCCTTGACCGCCTTGCCTCGCCTCGCCATTCCGGAACAGAACTGACCTAGCCCGACCGCGCCACACCTAGACCGCCTCGCCAGTCCACGCCCAACCGGAACATACCCGACCAATCCACACCTTGACCGCCTTGCCAAAACTCACCCGACCTGACCGAACCAAATCGCTCCATTCCATGACCGCCTTGAAATGGGGCAACCGAAGCTGCCCCAACCATTCTTACGCTGCCCGCTTAACGCGCTCTTCTTGCAGCATGTCATAAAGCTCTTCTGTTTCGGCATCTGCCATCTCAGGAACTTCCATTGCATGAGTTTGAACCATGCGGCCTTGCTGCTTGATTTCATCAATCCTGTCAGCCATCTCACCACCGCCCTCTGGATGCACCGTAAACGTTCCGTAAGACCCGCGACCCTTTTCCTGCCTGAAGTCTCCTATGCCCACCAGCATCCCAGCGTTAATCAGCAGTGATGATATTGAATGAATGCTTAACGTTGGAGTGACAAACGCTATATCAACCTCAGCGCACCATTCTGGCAGGAACGCCCTTGTTCTGACATCTGGCGTTCTGTTCATATCCGCAGATCGAACAACATCCATTTTAAGCTGCGGCTTACCCCACACCTTAATCTTTTGCTCAGGCAGGAATATCAGCCTTTGCACTGACGTCTTGGTAATCCCAGCAGTTTCTAATGCTGCTGTTGCCATTGCGCCCTTTACCGCTGGCGCAGGGAAGCCCAAAAGAGTTTCGCCTGTTAGCATCCGATAAACGCTATCGTTAAACTCTTCTTCTGGATTGTGCTTAATCTCCTTCTTTTCCGCAGCGGTCTTTTTGCTGCCTCCAATAAGAAGGGATCTTTTTGCCTTCGCTGACATCGCATTGTAGTACAGCGGCGTTTGACCAAGTAATACAAATTTTACCCGACCTTGCTTTGCCGCTTCGATGTGAAGGTTTGCTTCTGCTTTTTTAGTAGCCATAACTTTTTCCTTTTTAAAGCTAGGGCAAGATGGTACAACCACCTTACCATTTGAGTTAGAGCGAGATTATGGGTTGCAGCCCTGTCTCGCTCATTTCGCTTATATCACGCCGAAATCATAATGCAATCACTTTTTTAATTATTTTTTCTGCGGCCCTACATTATTTCTTTGCAGTTCATATTTCCGCATCAGGATAATCTGACGCTCTTCTTCGCTCCACTTGGGTAAATCCACGCCCAACACTTTTCTGCGATTGGCAAAGCCCTCTAGCTCCTCCAAGCATGAAATCGCATTAACTTTCTCTTCAAACGTCATAAGTCAAAATCCCAGTCTTGGACACTTGGACACCCCTTAGGGGTGTGTCCTGTCTGTCCAAAGATGACCAAATGGTTGGACACTTGTCCAAGCTGCTTGTCCTTCATGTCCAACCCTTACATAACTTATTGTTATCTATGAGAAATTGTTGGACATCTACCAACCTCTTGATATGTCTATCCGCTGTCCTTTGAGACACACCTAGCTCTATCGAGACAGCCTCTTTTAGGACACGTCTGGACACCCAATTTTCACCAGAATTGTCCACAATTTTGTCATATTCGTCCTTCACGACATCTTCAGCGCGATCTTCTTTTGACATGCTTTTGCGGCTATCTTGGATCTCCATGAGCGCCACTGACTTTGCAGGATTGCCATCAGCGCCCATCAATTCTTTCTCTATGTGGATGAAGTTTTTCGGCTCAGGTATCATGGCATCCTTCATTTTCGTCCACTTAACTTCCACCTTGGCGATCTGATCGTCACCCCATTTCTCCACCATAAATTCGCAATCGACAGCCCCCAGAAGCGCAGAGCTACCCCTAGCGCGATCCTTATTTCCGTGGCCGGTATGATGTACTGCCAGCACAGTGCAGGAATAATCATCCCGCATATCATCTACTGCCCTAATCATTGCGCCCATCTGCTGGGTGCTATTTTCGTCTGCTGCGCCCATTGCTCTTGCCAGTGTGTCGATCACGATTAGCGCCGGTTCGCCATGCTCTTCCACCATGCTATCCACCACGCTGCGTAGCTCTTGCACATGCTCTTCATCTGTCAGCACAATGGAGCGGCTTGATTTAAAGAAGGGTAGCCCTTTGAGCGTGACATCATTCTCTGCTGCCCATGCTGCTGCACGTCTGGCAAAACCATTGTGACCTTCACCGGCAATATAGAATACTGGCCCGCCATCTACTGCATGACCGTGAAACTCTTTCTGTGCAGCTATGCAGAGCGCCATATCTATCGTAAGGAACGTTTTTCCTGCCGCTGGAGCGCCAAAGCATACTGCAAATGTATTCTTTTCTAGCAGACCATCTATGATCCACTCTGGCGCTTTAAACTCCAGATCCCCCAGCGGAACGAATAGTTCCTTCTTTTTGCGCACCTTCTGCAATTCAGCGGCCACTGCTGGCTTCCCATCGCGCAGCATAACGTCATTCCAATCGTCGCCTTTTCTGCGCGGCGCTCTGTATGGCATTCCCGTTTTATTTGCTGCGTCTATGCCTGCGCTATCGTTATCTGCGGCTATAACAAACGTGGCATTGGGTTTGGCTTCTTGCAGGATAGCTGCCACCTTTGGCAGATTACCGCTGCTCAGAGCATATATACATGGCCTGTCGGTGCTTATGTGAACTGATACTGCTGTGGCCCAACCCTCTGCAATATAAGTAAGCCCCTCAGCGGAGCCGCCTATGACTGCAAATGCGTTCTCCGTTTTGCTGCCTTTGTTGAACTTCTTATCACCATCTGGGCTGATCTTTTGTGATCCTGCCTTTTGCAGCTTGCCATCTGTTAAATGATAGAACGGCACGACTACGTTACCGTCTAGCTCCTGAGCGCCTATTAGCGGCACTCCTTTGCGCTGATGGTACGCCTTTGGGGTTTCATCCTTGAACGGGTTATTTGCGCTTGGCAGGCTGGGCCAGTCGTTTACTTCCATGATTGGCCATAGCTCCATATTCAGAAGGATCTTTTGTATAGCCTTCCAGTCTCCACATTGCCTGCAATTTACGCTGACATTGCCGTTATATTCCTTGACCCAGAAGCGGTCATTTCCGTTGCAATTCGGGCATGGTCCTTTATACTCGCTGCCATGCTTCTTCAGCCCTAGCTGATTGGCTATTAACTCACCCCAGACATGCCATTCTGCGTCTGGATACTTGTCTTTTTTACCGTTTCCCATTATAAACTCCATATTCATACTGCTCCTTATAAGGGCGCTGCGCTCTCCCACGCAGCGCCCTACTTTTATTTAGAACGGGATTTCATCATCA